AAGTCCCTAGTCAAAAAAATTTTGCGAAAAAAATTTTTACGATTATACTTTTGTGATGGGATATAAAATAAGCATGGTTCTCGGAGTCCTATTGGTAGCTTCTTTGGCAGGTTCGAAATACCTGTTCGACCAATTATCTCAGTCTAAAGCCAATCAAATGCTTTTAGAAGGTAAAATAACCGAGCAAAATGATTCAATTAAACAATACCTAGCTAAACAAGAACAACTATCCGCGGACCTCGGTAAGTTGGAAACTCAAAAACAAGACGCTCTCCGTGAGGTCAATAAATTAAGACAAACATTTGCTAAGCACGATTTAGATAACCTTGCGTTAAACAAACCAGGATTAATAGAAAAGATTGTTAATAAAGGCAGTAAACAAGTCATGGATGACTTAGTAGACCTAACTTCGGTCCAGAAGGAAACCCCCTCAAATGAATAAGTCCTACCATTTAGTTCTACTAAGTTCATTCTTCTTTATAACTAGTTGTTCCCTATTGCCGACCAAACCTGTTGAAGTGAATACTATTGCCTTACCTGCTCCTATGTACCACCCACCGCTGCCCATGGAAATACAAGCCGTTGGTGTTGAATGGAAAGTTCTTACCCCAGAAATCATGGAAGAATATTTAAAGTTAGTACAAGAAGGTAAAGCTCCTGCGGTTGCGTATTATGCGTTAACTACGCCTCAATATGAAAACTTATCGATGAACATGGCTGAAATAACAAGATATACTAAAGATATCCTGTCTATAGTTGAATACTATAGGGAATATGATGAGAAAGAATAGACAATGGCACGGCGGCAAGGGAAGTAGACAAAGACCCACGGACCGCGAAAAGTTCAATGCTAACTTCGATAAAATATTCAAAGACCGCAAGGCTAAAGAAAAACAATCCGCGAACCAAGAACTCCACTCATAGTCTTTTCTCCTTTACTTTATTTTCAGCGTTTGCTTTGTAAATAGATAGTAGTTCGCATATACTTAGCTTATGGCTGAACCTACAGGCACAATAGAACCTATAAATCCATTTAACCAATCATTCATGGATAGGATTTATAACTATATAAATCAGCCCTTAAACACCGAAGACCCTCTTCAAAACCTTGTATCTGGAGCAGCCGAGTTTATTCCAGGAATATCTACTGAACTAGCTAAACGTAGAGGAGATAAATTTGGAGAAGCCTTATCTTATTTAGACTATCTGGGAGCAGGGGGTGCAAAACTAGCTTTAAGTCCTTTTTTAATAGCTAGACGAAAAGAAATACAACAAACTCTTAAGACTTTTGACGAAGACCCAATATTAAAAGGTAATGAAACTGTTAGAGATTCTCTTAAGAAAGAACTAGACCAAATCAATAAAACAGAAGCAGAAGAATTAAGAATAAAACAACAGTATGATGAGTTTGTAAAAGACCCTACAAAGTTTGGTAAAAAACAACCTACAAAAGAAATAGCAGATTCCACAAAGAAAACAGGCAGAAACGAACCTGTTCCTAAAGATATGCTGCGAGATATGCAAGCCGATTACATAAAATCAAGAAAAGGTCCAACAGAAATACCCCCTGTTTTATACGACCGAAGAAGTCTCGATGACGAAGCTTTAGATTTTGATAAAGCTATTTTACGCGGAGACTATAAAAGAACACCAAACAACCCAGACTTGTTAGAATTAACAAATAAAAACATGGTAACTAATTCTCGAAATGTTACAGGGTATGGTAAATACCTTGATAACCCCAATAAACTAAAAGAGTTAAAACTAGCAACAGGTCCTGATTTACGGTATAGCACACAACAAGACCCAACATTAATACAAGATGCATTCTCAGGACAATATCCCGAGTTAAACCGTTTATTTCACGGTAGTAGTGAACGAGGAATTAAAAGTTTAGAAATACCTAAACGATTATTCGATGACGCAGGAAAAGAAATAATCACAAAAAATTCTACAGGAGGTATTTACTCAGTAGTAGACCCTGCAGACCCCCGATTTAAACAGTTTGCTAAAGGCTACGTTAGTAAAGGAGGAACAGGGTCTGGTTACGTATTAGAGCCTAATTTTAAAAAACCATTAGACATGGGGGATATCCCAGATGATATGCTTAGTATTTTAAAAGATATGCAAATGTATAGAGCACGTCCTAGTAGAGGCGGACCTAAAAAATTAGATTTCGATATAGACTCTGTACTACAGGGAAATCGAATGTTGGGCGGCAGAGCCCCCTCAATAATAGATAAAGAATTCGCGGATATTTTTACTAAAGAAGGTTACGATGCTTTACGTTTTCCACCTAGAAGAAAAGGACCTGAAAGAAGTACACTAGTATCATTAGACCCACGTAATTTAAAAATAGTTGACGAGGTACCTTACGAAGAACTGGGCGACTATATAAGAGCATTATTAAATGACATCTAACGCAGATAAGCTAAAAGCTTTAAAAAACATAGACCTTGCATATTTGAATAAATCTGAAGCTAAAGAGTTTACAGTTTTATTAGAAGAATTAGAAAAACGTGAGTTCCAAGAAAAAGCTACAAGTACTTTTATGGATTTTGTAAAATCTATTTGGTCTGAATTTATTAACGGCGACCATCACGTAAAAATGGCGAAAGCTTTTGACGATATTGCTAGTGGTAAATTAAAACGTTTAATTATCAATATGCCGCCTAGACATACTAAATCTGAGTTTGCATCACATTTGTTTCCTGCTTACTTATTAGGTAAAAACCCTAAGTTAAAAATTATAGAAGCAACCCACACCGCTGACCTTGCAGTTAACTTTGGTAGAAAAGTTAGGGATTTAATTGACGGTGAGGAATACAAAGAACTATTTCCAGATACAGAGCTAAAAGCAGATAGCCGTTCTGCGGGTAAATGGCTTACAAATAAAGGCGGCGAATATTACGCGGCAGGTATTGGTGGTGCATTAGCAGGTAGAGGAGCGGATTTGTTTATTATTGACGACCCTCATTCTGAACAAGACGCTATGTCTGATAAAGCATTAGAGGAAGCTTACGAATGGTTTATGGCAGGTCCTCGTCAAAGATTACAGCCTGGAGGTGCAATCGTTATAGTTATGACCCGTTGGAATAAAAAAGATTTAACAGGTAGATTAACTAGGAAAATGGCACAAGATGAAGGTTCAGACCAATGGGAGATAATAGAGTTTCCTGCTATATTACCCAGTGGTAAACCTCTTTGGAAAGAATTTTGGGAACTAAAAGAACTTGAAAGTATAAAAGCTTCTGTTAGTCCGTCTAAGTGGGCGGCACAGTATATGCAAAGACCTACAGGTGAAGGTATTTCGATTATTCCTAAAGACTGGTTTAATGTTTGGGACGAAAATCAGCCGCCTAAATGCGATTATATTATACAAAGTTATGACACAGCTTTTTTAAAATCAGAAAGAGCCGACTTTACCGCTATAACTACATGGGGAGTTTGGTACCCTGAAGGAAAAATAGGTGAAGAACATTATCCTGGAAACGAAGCACATTTAATTTTAATAGACTGTATTAAAGAAAGATTTGATTTTCCTGAATTAAAAGCAGAAGCGTTACGTTTGTATGATTATTGGGACCCCGACACAGTAATTATTGAAGCAAAAGCTAGTGGTATTCCATTAGTACAAGAACTGCGTAGGGTAGGTATTCCTGTAAACACTTTTAGTCCTGGAAAAGGACAAGATAAAATTGCAAGGTTAAATTCAGTGTCTCCTATTTTCCAAGACGGGCGTGTTTGGGTGCCTGATAATAGATTCGGCGAAGAACTTATGGAAGAAGTTTCTGACTTTCCTGGTGGAGAAAATGATGACCTTGTTGATGCTACAACATTAGCACTAGCAAGGTTTAGAGAAGGCGGATTTTTACAATTAAGTAGTGATTATTTTGAGGAAGAAAGTTATTATGAAGGCGAAAGGGTTTATTATTAATCAAAATCATACTATGATTTATCAACATGGCTATTGAAAAACAAGCAATCTCCGCAGTACCTGATAATTCTGAAGCAATAGAGCTTGAGATTATGGCACAGCCCGAAGAAGAAACTGAACTTTTTGTACAACCAGACGGTTCAATAATTCGAGGCAGCGACATGCCTGAAGAAACTGTTTCAAAGTTCGGAGAAAACTTAGCGGATAGCTTAGATGAACGAGAACTAAACACGATAGCAACTGAATTAGTTAGTTCTTACGAAGATGATTTAGATTCTAGAAATGATTGGTTTCAAACATACACAGAAGGACTAGATTTATTAGGAATAAATTCTACTTCCAGGTCACAACCTTTTGTCGGGGCTTCGGGAGTTCATCACCCAATACTTGCAGAAGCTGTAACTCAGTTTCAAGCACAAGCATATAAAGAAATGTTGCCTGCGGGCGGACCTGTTGATACAGAAATTTTAGGAATGACCGATAACGCTAAGATGGAAAAAGCAAATCGTGTTAAAAATTTCATGAATTACCAAATAACCTACAAAATGGAAGAATACGACCCAGAAATGGACCAACTTTTATTTTATTTACCTTTATCTGGTTCAGCATTTAAAAAAGTTTACTATGACCCTGCTGTTGGACGGGCTGTCGCACGGTTTGTTAAGTCAGAAGATTTAGTTGTTCCGTATTATGCAGTGGATTTACTAACTTCTCCTAGAATTACACACGTAATTCATATGAATGAAAACGAATTACGTAAATTACAGCTATCTGGTTTCTACAAAGACATGGATATGGCGTCTCCAGGAAGTTCAGCCGAAACAACAGAGGTTGATGACAAAATAGAGGAGCTTCAAGGACTAAGTAGAACAGTTAGTGACGAAGAATACACACTTTTAGAGATGCATGTTGACTTAGATTTAGACGGATATCAGGATTTAGACGAAGATGGAGAAGAAACAGGCTTAGCACTGCCCTATATCGTTACTATTTGCAAAGATAACAACAAAATTCTTTCAATTAGACCAAATTACAACGAAAAAGACCCAATGCGTAAGAAAATTGAACATTTTACGCATTATAAGTTCCTTCCAGGACTAGGTTTTTACGGTTTTGGCTTAATTCACATGATGGGCGGTCTAACTAAGTCAGTTACAGCGATTTTACGACAATTAATAGACGCAGGTACGCTTTCTAACCTTCCAGCAGGATTTAAATCACGTGGATTAAATATTCAACGTCATGATGACCCATTACAACCAGGAGAATGGAGAGATGTCGATGCTCCAGGAGGAAGATTACAAGATGCCTTTCTTCCTTTACCCTATAAAGAGCCAAGCGGTACTTTAGCTACGTTATTGGGAGCATTAGTAGATTCTGGTAAAAGATTTGCCGCTACAGTAGAAAATCCAACAGGTGATGGTAACTCTGAAGCACCTGTAGGAACAACAGTAGCGTTAATGGAAAAAGGACAAAGAGTTATGTCTGCAATCCATAAAAGATTACATTATGCACAAAGATGTGAATTTAAAATTCTAAAAAGAGTATTTGGTGAGTTTTTACCCCCCGAATACCCGTATCAAGTACAAGGTGCGTCTGAAAACGTTTTCAAACAAGATTTCGACAGCTCAGTAGATGTTATACCTGTTAGCGACCCTAATATTTTTAGTATGACGCAAAGAATAACATTAGCCCAAGCACAACTTCAAATGGCACAAGCGGCACCTGAATTACACGATTTAAGAGAATCTTATAGAAAAATGTACATAGCGTTAAATATTAAAGATATTGATGCGTTATTACCGCCAGAGGAAGAAGTACCGCCGAGAGACCCGATAAGCGACCAACAAGCAGCTATGACAGGGAATCCTATAAAAGCGTACCCTTTCCAAAACCACGAGGCGTATATTGGAGCCCATAGTGCATTTATGCAAAATCCTATGGTTCAGCAAAACCCTATCGCTACGCAAGCAATAGGTGCAAATATACAAGAACACCAGTCTATGTTATATAGACAACAAATAGAACAAGCAATGGGTCAACCACTACCTCCGTTAGACCAACCTATGCCGCCTGAAATGATGAACGAAATAGCTATGATGGCAGCACAAGCAACACAACAAGTTACAGGTCAAGCACAAGCGATGGCACAAGCACAAGCGGCAGCACAACAAAATCCTCAAATGGAAATGTTCCAGCAGCAGTTGCAATTAGAAAAAGAACAGTTAATGCAGAAATCAGAAGATGATGCAAGAGATGCACAACTTGCGGCTATGAAAGCAGAACTAGACGCACAGATTAAACGTGAAAAAATAGAAGCTGATTTAAAAGTACAAGATACTAAATCTGCTATAGAATTGCAAGAATTAGAGCTAAAAGCAAAAGCTGATGCTGATAAGAACTATAACGAACTGGTAAAAACAGTTAGAGATAGTAGACAATAAAAACGGAGAATAATATGCATAAAAATAGAGATTACCCGTCGCCTTCTAAAAAGGTGAACAGGTCTGCTCCTAGTGAGCCTAAAATGGTAGACAACACTAAAACACAAACAGTTGCTGCTGGTGAAGTAAATACAGACGCAAAAGGCAACGTTGTTGGTAAAGAGTCTAAAGTAAAGGCTGCTTACGGACAAACTAAAGGACTTCTTTGGTATAACTACATTAAATAAATGGATTATATCTTAGCTACGGAGCATTTGCTCCGTAAATATCGTGAGAGAAAAGAAGCTCTTACGCAGACATTAGCTTCTGGAAGTATTGAAGACTTTAATCAATACCAAAGGATAGTTGGTGAAATAGCAGGTTTGAATTTCGCCGAACAGGAGATTCAAACTTTACATTCTAATATGGAGGATGCAAATGACTAATAAAGTCGAAACAAAAACTGTTCCAAATAGAGTATTAAGAGAATTCGGAAGTGATAAGGCTCCTGTTGCAGAAGCACCAGATGAAGTTATTACTCCTGAAAACTTAGAAGCTCATGCGGAATCGCTACCACGTCCAACGGGGTATCGTATTTTAATATTACCTTTTACACAATCAACAGTGACTAAAGGCGGCATACATTTAGCTAAATCAACGGTAGACAAGGAAAGACTTGCGACTGTTGTAGGTTATGTTGTTGCCATGGGAGCTGATGCTTATAGTGACTTACATAAGTTTCCTGAAGGACCTTGGTGTAAAGAAGGTGATTGGGTAATCTTCGGTAGATACGCAGGTGCTCGTTTTCAAATAGAAGGTGGCGACATGCGTCTTTTAAATGATGACGAAATCTTAGCTACTATAGATGACCCAGAAGCAATTTTATCATAACAATCTTGAGGAGGACTCATGCAAAACGAAGCAGAAAAAATAGAATTAGAACTTCCCGAAGGGGAAATTGACGTAAGAGCGGCAGATGTTGACGATTCGATTAAAGACGAAGTAGTCGAAGAAACCGCAGTAGAAGAAGCTCAACCAAAAGACGAGCTAGACCAAATTAGCGACTCAGTACAAAAACGTATTGATAAGTTAACGTATAAAATGCGGGAAGCGGAAAGACAGCGAGATGAAGCTGTTAATTATGCTCAAAGCGTTAATCAAACAGCTACTACCCTAAAAGAAAAGTTAAAGAACTCTGATTCTTCGCTTTTCAAAGAGTATGATAATAGGGTACAATCAGAAATTGAAAGAGCCAAAACCGCTTTAAGGGAGGCTCAGGATGCAGGAGATGGAGAAGCAGTTGCTAATGCAACTGAAAAACTTTCTAGAGTAAGTGCCGAAGCAGAAAATCTTAGAAGATTATCCGCACAGCAACAAATCAGAGAGAAAAACCAAGCTCAAGAAGTTCCTGTTGAAGAATATCAGCCTACACTACAACCTCAGGCTGCTGGACCAGACCCGAAAGCAGAGGAGTGGGCTAAACAGAACACATGGTTCGGAGATGACCAAGCAATGACGTTTGCAGCTTTTGGAATACATAAAGAATTAGTTGAGGGGGGAATAGACCCTACTTCTGATACGTATTACAGCGAAGTAGACAAACGTATGGCTGAAACTTTTCCACACAAATTTTCTAACGAGCAATCTGCCCCCGTGCAACAGGTTGCTGCTTCTAGCAGAGGTGCTAGCGGTAAAAAATCATCACGCAAAATAAAGCTGACACCAAGTCAAGTAGCAATAGCTAAAAGACTAAACGTGCCACTAGAAGAATATGCTAAGCATATCGAAGGAGTATAAAATGACCGAAGATAATAAAACAACAGAAGTCAGAACTGACCGTAACTCACGGTCTGCAGAGACACGAGCCTCTCAAACTCGCAGAACGCCTT